TCTCGCATGGAGCGATTTCAGCGTGACCTTGACGACGCTTGGAAGGCAATGGATGCTATAAGCAATCCTTTACAATGAAAAAATTACTCGCACTTTTACTTCTATTCTCTTCACCTGCAATGGCAGAGTTTCGACACTTTAACGAGTGGTCTACAAAAGAGAAAGCTTTATTTTTAGCTTATAATACAGCCGCTTACATTGACCACCGACAAACTCGTGTAGCTTTGCGAAATGGTTATAGAGAGATGAACCCAATCTACGGACAGGCACATAGAGATAAATCGGTCGCAATAAATCTTCTAGTTAGCGGAACTGTGTACTATTTAGTAGGCTCTTACAAAGAAGATAGCTTAAACACTTCTCTTGGTGCTCTTGCTCTTACACGAGCGGCAGTTGTTATTCATAATGATAGCGTAGGAGTATCGTGGCGAGTAGCATTTTAACGACCCCCGACAAAAATAAACCTTGACTTTGCAAGTGGTATGGAGTAGAATTGCAAAATGGGTAAAGAAATCACGACAATATCGCCGGAAGGTCTCGAAGTTGCTAATTGTTATCTACAGTATGGCAATATTCGCGCTGTCTGCGATTTCATGGGCGTGCCAGAAAATCAAGTAGTCGAAGTGCTCAACAAGCGCGAAGTAAAGAAATATATTGACACTGTATACCTTGATATGGGGTATCGCAATAAAAACAACATCGCATCTGTATTAGACGAGATGATTGCGAGCAAGTTGGAAGAAGCTCAGGAAACTGGAGTATACTCTTCAAAAGACCTTGCAGACCTATTACAGATGGCCCACAAGATGCGCATGGACGAGATCAAAGCGCAAGCAGATTTACTGAAAGCCGAAAGTACTAATATTCGTAATCAAACAAACGTTCAGATTAACGATGCAGCACTTCCTTTTGGACAAGGCAATTACGGTAAACTCATGGAAAAGTTGCTAAATGGACCTGAATGATCACGACAGACTTGTAGAGCTTGAAAGAGAAATGTCTTCGCATGAAACAATGTGTGAAGAACGATGGAAAACTACTTTTAACCGGCTTCAAGATATCGAAAGCGGAATAAAGAAGTTAGAGAATCGTATTATAACTGCGAGCGGAAGCATAATTCTTTTTCTAGCAGGCGTAATTATTACATTACTAATGAGAACGGCATGAAAATATACGAACGTAAAGGCTTGTGGCGCGTAGAAGGTAAAGGTCGTACATACCAAACAAAAGCAGAAGCTTATGAAGCAGTAGGCGTGCCTATGCCAACAGAACCAGATTGGCAGCTTTACATTCCCGAAGAGCTGCCCCTACCCGAGGTTCGGGAATACGATAGCGTAGAAGAGGCTATCGCAGAGGAAAACTGATGCCAGCAGGTAAAGGTACTTATGGTAAAAAACGCGGACGTCCAGCAAAGAAGGGCGGCAAGAAAAAGAAGTCTATGGGCGGTTTGACTGCAAAGCAGATGAAACTTCCTCTAGCATTGCGTAAAGCAATTATGAAAAAGCGACGTGGCGGTAAAAAGAAGAAGTAAGCGTAAAGCTGTTAAAAAACGTCCAGTGCCTACAAATAAAAAACTGTACGCACGAGTAAAAGCTGAAGCAAAAAGAAGATTTAAAGTATATCCTTCAGCGTATGCAAACGGATGGCTTGTAAGAACTTACAAGGCACGAGGCGGTAAATACCGCATGGGGAAATAGCATGGAATTTTTAATCGGAATGGTAGTGGGTGCAGCAGCTCATTGGGCTTGGGCAAAGTGGGGCCCTATTCGTGGCTAAACCACGGGGTGGCTTAACCAAGTGGTTTAAAGAAAAATGGGTAGATATCTCTCGTCCGAAGAAGGGCGGGGGATATATGCCTTGCGGTCGTAAGACTTCAAAGAAGGGCAAGTATCCTAAGTGTGTACCAGCTTCGAGAGCAGCACGTATGACACCAGCACAGAGAAAGTCTGCAATACGACGTAAAAGAGCCGCCGGTAATCCCGGAGGCAAGCCGACTATGGTAAGAACTTTTACCAAGCGAAAAGCGAGAACGAGACGTGGCGGCAAGAAAAAGTAAAAAACGTGACCCACGGCTAAAAAGAGCAGGAGTTTCGGGGTACAATAAACCAAAACGTACTCCGGGCCACCCGAAGAAGTCCCATATTGTCGTAGCAAAGGTAGGTGACAAAATTAAAACGATTCGATTTGGGCAGCAAGGTGCTAAAACTGCGGGTAAGCCAAAGAAAGGTGAGTCAGAAGCAATGAAGCGTAAGCGTGCATCATTTAAGGCACGTCATCGTAAAAACATTGCAAAGGGCAGAATGAGCGCAGCTTATTGGGCCGATAAGGTGAAGTGGTAATGAGCCAGCTAACTCAATTTCACACCGCAAAAAATAAAGCGAGCGCTTTTGCAATAAATAAGTTCGGGTATAATACTTCTGTAGGTAGTTCTTATGAGCCTGTTACAGATTTAGGAACTAACGTATTGCCTACTACTGCAGCAGCAGTATCTATTGTTTCAACAAGCGCTAATGATGCAGCTGCGGGTACAGGCGCTAGAACAGTAGAAATTCAAGGACTAGATGCAGACTATAATTTACAAACGTCTATCGTAACTTTAAATGGCACAAATGCAGTTACTACGGGATCAGATACTTACATACGAGTTTTTCGAATGAAAGTATTAACAGCAGGAACCGGAGAAACAAACGCAGGAAATTTAACGGCTTCTATAGGAGGCTCTAACGTTGCTCAGATAGGTGCAGGGAATGGACAAACTCTTATGGCAGTCTATACAATTCCTGCAGGCTACAGAGGCTATCTCACAAAGTTTCAAGCCTCTTTATCTAAAAACCAAGAAGCACAGATACAAGTTCGAGCAAAAACCTCTACGGGTGCTTGGCAAACTAAAGGACTTTTCGGAACATTCGCAAATACTATCGAGTATAAGTATGAAATTCCTTTAGAGTTTGAAGAAAAAACTGATATTCAGTTTAGGACTAAAGCAGGAGCTACTTCAGAAATGGGCGTAGTATTCGATTTAGTAGTATCTAAAGTATAATGACTGAAGAACAAAAGTACCATCCTGCAGACACTAATGGAGACGGCAAAGTAAGTGCCGAAGAAGAACGTATGTATCTTGAGTTTAAACGTAAAGAGCTTGAAGATCTGGATGCAATGAGAGATGCTCAGCGTAACATGACTTGGTTTGCACTTTTCGGACTACTTCTTTATCCATTTGCAGTTGTACTTGCAGACTGGATTGGATTAGATCAAGCATCAAAAATACTTGGTGATATGGCTGCTACATACTTTGTTTCAGTAGCGGCAGTCGTCGCTGCCTTCTTCGGAACGCAGGCGTACTCGAGCAAGAAGTGATTAAGCTGCTGCCGCTCATATTTTTGAGCGGCTGTGTAGCAATGGCACCGAACATAGAGTCGACAGAAGACTTAGTAACAGGACAGTTGTACTATACTTTTGAACTTGGAGTATCGTACCCGAAAAAGAAATTTATGACCCCGGAAGAGTGGACAGAGTATCATCAATCTCCGGACAGCCAAAAGGAAGCATTATATGCTACTTACAAAGAGCGGGAAGAAATTGAAAAGCGCTGGGAAAACTTTATTGAGAATTGTCTCCTTGCCTTTTCGCTGGATTGTTAGCCTCTTTTTTAATGAGTGGGAAGTAACTATCTGGATAGACCCCCAAAAGAAATCACAGTACCACTTTAAGTGGCTTGAAAAATGCGAGCCTAAGCATTTAAAAGGCAAACTCTCTTCAGGAGAGCCTTTTGAATTAAAAACGCAAGACGCGTTTAATTTTCAGATTAAAAAGGTGAAGTAATGTTTGGAATGATTAAAATGCTGCCTATCGTATTGCTTCTTGCGGGAGCAGGGTATGCGTATCATACGACTACGGTAGCCCAGAAAGACGCAACAATTGCACAACTAGAAGCAAACATAGTTACGTTACGTAATAATGTAGTAAGATTAGAAACTGCGTTTGAAACAGAAAAAGCAGCCCGAGAGCGAGTGGAGCAAAATTTAACAAAACAACTTGAAATGGTTGGAGCATTGACGGAAAAAGCAAGTGCATTACAAGCAGAGATGGACGACTACTTGTCAATCTTCAAGCGTCACAATCTTACTAAACTTGCACGCGCAAAGCCAGGACTTATTGAGCCACGAATAAATAATGGTACGAAAGATGTATTTCGTGCTATAGAAGAAGCAAGCCAGGAGGTAGAAAATGCGGATTCTCAGTAGTGTTTTATTAATTTCATTACTTGGAGGGTGTTCTTATCTTCCGCAGCGAGACCCTATCCCGGCACCTGAGCCAATTATTAAAACTGTAACCGAATACAAAACATTAGAAATATATCAACCTCCACTCCCAAAAGCAATTGATATGCAAGATGTGGAGTTTTTTGTAGTTACAGAGAAGAATCTAGATGAGCAAATCAAAAAGCTCGAAAAGATGCAAGATGGAACTTATGTACTCTTTGGACTTACTCCACAAGACTACGAAAACATGGCGTATAATTTACAAGAGTTGCGTAGATATATTCGTCAACAAAAACAGATCATTATTTACTATCGTCAAGCAACACAAGACGATGAGAACACGGACGCCGAAGATTGGATGGAGAGAAATGAAGAAACTCTTGAAAATCAACAACAGGACTAAAACATGGCTGTACAAATTAGTCGAGCTGACGTATCTTCCGATGAGATACTAGATTTACAATCTGAGACACGCTTCTTAAAACTTCCAGCAACCGAATATCTCGATTTGCTGGGCGTTGTTCCTCTACCATCGCAAAAAGCAATTATAAATGCGATCAACAATCCGAAGTATCGTTTTGTCTGTGCAGCAGTTTCCAGACGACAGGGCAAAACATACATCGCCAACATCATAGGGCAGTTAGTTTCTTTAGTGCCCGGTTCTAACATTTTAATAATGTCTCCCAATTACTCGCTGTCTCAGATTTCTTTCGACTTGCAAAGAAATCTTATTAAACACTTTGATCTCGAGGTAGCAAAAGATAATGCAAAAGATAAAGTTATAGAACTCAGTAACGGTTCTACGGTTCGAATGGGCTCAGTGAACCAGGTTGATTCCTGTGTAGGTCGTAGCTACGACTTAATTATTTTTGACGAGGCGGCGTTGGCAGACGGTAAAGATGCCTTTAACGTAGCACTTCGTCCTACTTTGGATAAAGATAATTCAAAAGCTATCTTTATTTCAACCCCTCGGGGCAGGAACAACTGGTTCGCAGAGTTTTTCGATAGAGGATTTAATGATGAGTTCCCCGAATGGTGCTCGATCCGAGCTACTTATAGAGACAATCCTCGGATGTCTGAAATGGATATACAAGAAGCTCGTAAGTCGATGTCGGACGCTGAATTTCGTCAAGAATACGAAGCAGACTTTAACACTTATGAAGGACAAATATGGAACTTCAATCACGAAAAGTGTGTCGTTAATAATGAAGAGCTTGATACTCGCCGCATGGATGTTTTTGCTGGTCTCGACGTTGGCTATCGTGACCCTACGGCTTTCTGTGTAATTGCTTATGATTGGGATGAAGAGGTGTATCATGTATTAGATGAATACCTTGATGCCGAAAAAACAACGGAACAGCACGCGAAAGAAATACAAGCAATGATTGATAAATGGGATATCGACTACATTTACATTGATTCCGCAGCACAGCAAACACGATTTGACTTCGCACAAAATTACGATATATCTACTGTAAATGCAAAGAAGTCAGTACTTGATGGAATTGCTCATGTAGCTGGCATTGTTGACAATGATAAGCTAATGGTCGATCAGCGATGCGATGAAGTAATGTCTTGCTTAGACCAATATCAGTGGGACCCAAATCCAAATCTCGCAAGAGAAAAACCAAAACACAATCGAGCATCGCACATGGCAGATGCTCTTCGATATGCACTATATTCGTTCGAAACAAGTCAGAGCGGGTTCTAACGATACCTACAAAAAATAGTGTTTGACAATTTATCTTACAAGGGCTATAATTCAAAATGAAAAAGCTGAAAAGAGATCCGGTAAAATACATAAGAGATCGAGCTAAATCAAAGTACGAAAAAGGTACAGAATGCCACATTTGTGGCGCTGATACCCAACTTGATTTTCACCACTTTTACACGCTGGCACCGCTGTTAAGGGAATGGCTGAAAGAAAAGCAGAAGCAGAGACCAGAACATTATACCGACGAGTATATAGTAATTTGGCGAGACGAGTTTATAGAAGATAAATGGGCGGAGCTGTACGAGCACACAGTTACACTTTGTCATAATCATCA